TTAGTGAAGTTGATACTGCAGACGAATTTTATAAAACTGCTAAAAAATCAGGTGCAGGAACAATATCTCCTGGTGCGATGGCATCATATTTTTATGATCCAAAAACTAAAGAAAAAATGAAATATTATGATAGATTTCCATTGATCATGTGTGTAAAAATGTATGGAAATGGGTTTCTTGGTTTAAATTTTCATTATCTTCCACCATTACTTAGAGCAAAATTGATGGATGCTATTGATCGTTCTAAGGGTGTAAACTATGAAGCACTTTCAAGAATTAAAGTACTTAAACCAACAGTAAAAAGATATTTATATAAACACATAACATCTAGAGTTGTAATTGTAGATGAAGATGAAAAAGAAATTGCATTATTTTTACCAACAGAAAGATTTAAAAAAGAAAACAAACTTGTCGTTTGGGGAGATAGTAGGAGAATGATATAATGACTTTCAGTTCAGATAAATTCAGAAATAACTTAATGTTTCATGGTGGTCCCGCACCAGTCAATAGATATGAAGTTTATATTCCGAGAAGAGGTGGACAACATAGTTCATTAACTCTTCGGTGTGAACAAGCAGAACTTCCTGGTAAAACCATACTCACCGTTGAAGATAAATTATATGGACCCGTAAGAAAAATCGGTTATGGTCAAATGTTTATTGATACTACAATGACATTTATTTGCACAGCAGACGGTTGGGAAGAAAAAGAATTTTTTGATAATTGGCAAAATGATATAGTTGATCCTGATTTATATGATGCTAATTACTATGAAAATTATATAACTAATATTCAATTAAAAACGTTTACAGAAGGAAATGTACCAAGTTATAAAATAAGTTTTATGGAAGCATATCCTTTAAATGTAGGAGCAATAAATTTGGGATGGGGTCAAAATAATGAATATGCAAGACTTAGTGTTACATTCGCATATCGAAGATGGAAACAAATAAAAGAGAAAGTGACACACAGTACCACCAACGAACTAGTAGGACTGGATAACTTTGGTTCTATAGATAGTTCGGGTATTTCGTAATCACAATAAAAAATAATAAAAAATGGAGATATAATGAGTTTACCTGTAATTGATACACCAACGTTTGAAATGAACTTGCTGTCAATAAAAAATACAATAAAATATAGACCCTTTTTAGTCAAAGAAGAAAAACTTCTATTAATGGCAATGGAAGCAGGAGATCAAGAAGAGGTAATAAACACTTCAAAACAAATAATTAATAATTGTATTTTATCTGAAAATGTTGATGCTGATAAATTACCATTATTTGATTTACAAATGGCTTTATTAAATATAAGGTCAAAATCTGTTGGTGAAGAAATTGAGATAGAAATGGGGCATTTTGAAGGAAAAAATAGTAACGAAAAGGAATGTGATGGAAGAAGCAATATAAAAATAAATCTATCTGATTTAAAACTTACTACGCATGATGATCATTCTAAACACGTTAAATTGACAGATAAAATTTCAATTGATATGAAATATCCAACTATGTCTGTTTACGGTCGTATGGCGGCAATGGATGGTGCAGAGGATGCTTCAACTGTAAGCGAATTATTTAATATTATCATTGATTGTATTGATAACATATATTCTGGTGACGAAATTTTTAGTGCAAATGATCATACTAAAGAAGAAATGACTGATTTTGTTAATAGCTTATCAAGTGATCAGTTTGAAAAACTTAAAACATTTTTCAATACAATGCCTGCTCTAATATATGATATCCAATTTACTTGTTCGAAATGCAAATGTGTGGAAAAACAAACTTTAAACGGAGTTGCCGATTTTTTTTTATGATATGTAGTCATAATAATTTATCAAACTATTATCAATTAAACTTTCAATTAATGCAACATCATAAATATAATTTAACTGAGATAGAAAATCTAATACCTTTTGAAAGAGACATTTACGTAGAAATGTTAATAAATCATATAGAAGAAGAAAACAGAAAAAATGAAGAACAATCAAGAAGGCGCTAATGGCACGTAAACCCCACAACTATGCACATTTTCAAAACCTTGTTAATGAACTTAAAGAACAGAATGAAAATAATATTGCAGGTCTTCAGACACATTTAGAAGTACAAACTGATGTGCTACTAAGCATGAAAGGGTTCATGCTGAAGGGAATACAAGCAGATGAAGCAGATTTAAGAAGAGAAAAAGAAGAACGGATTGAAGGAAAGAACAAAGAGAAATTCGGAGGACTTACGAAAAAATCTAAATTCGATCTACCAAGATTCTCAGGAAAAGGATTCATGGGAATGTTGGGAAATTTTTTATCTACTGCACTTGTAGGAATACCCGGAGGATTAAGAAGATTCTTACCACGAAGTTTGGGTTTGATGTTACTCCCTAAATTAGCAAGAGGCATTGCTTTAATGGTTGCAGGACCTTCATTAATTAAAGCATTAGAAGCAGGATTTGATCAAAAAACATTTTCTGGTGGTGTTACATCATTTATAGATTCATATTTTAGTTCAGGAAGCAAGCCCTATAAGTCTCTTGCTGGGGCCGCAGGGGGATCTGCCGCGAAAGGTGCTTTAATTGGTTTTGGATTGTTGGGACCAAGAGGAGCAATAATTGCTGGAATACTTTCAGGAGCATTGGGTGGACTAAATCATATTTTTGCAGAAGATAAATCAAAAATGGACTCACAATTCGTCATGGGAGTAGTAAAAGAAAATTTGATGAAAAATATAAAATTATGGGCTGGAGGTGCAGGGGCTTTGTTAGGTATGAAGTTAGGAGCGATTGCAGGTCCAGGAGGAATGATAGCTGGGGGAATTCTTGGAGCAGGTATTGGAATAATAGGAGCAGGCACCCTTAAAGAAATGATGAAAGTAGAAGAAGCCGGAGAAAAAGATGTTGGTAAAGCATTCAGAACAGGCTTAGAAAATTATTTCCTGAGTGACGAATTCGATAAATCTTCAATGCCATGGGCAGGGGGAATTTTTGGTGCGGCGGCATTTTCTGCTTTTGGTCCTGCAGGAATGCTTGCTGGTATGATATTGGGAGCTGGTGCTGGAATATTAGGAGGACCTGTTTTAGCAGAAGCATTGAAAGCTCAAAAATCAGAAGGAGGAGCCCTTGCAGATCACATGAAAGAGCAATTATGGATATATTTGAAAAGCAGTCCATATCTAAAACACGCTTTGATAGGTGCTGGACTTTTTGGAGGAGCCGCAATGCTCGGACTTGGACCAGTAGGATTAATTGCTGGTATAGTAATAGGTGGCGCAATAGGAATTATTGCAACATGGGTGGGAAAAGCACTAGAGGACCTGATAGGCACAACTGGAGCCAAGAGTATAATGGGCAAACTCTTTGGAAAAGAAACATCCGGACTGTCCAAGAAATATCAGCACCTGCGGGATGAACAGGATGAGAGAGAAGCGAAAGCATCGACACATACACTAGGACTTTTGAGGGCTGACCCCTACAAAGGACCATACCAGGAATCACAAAAACTTATAAAAGCATATAAAAGGATTCATAAAGAACGAGGTCTTAGTTTTAAGGAGTTCGATGCGGGCACCGCCGTTCTGGCGGCAAAAGAAGTTCATACTGGATTGAGAGGTAAAATATTTGGGGGAGACACAGATACGACAAATACAGAAGAAGCACAATTTTTAAGATTAAAATTTCTTCGGGAAAAAGTAATTCAACTAGAAAGAGAAAGAGACAAAAAACTTTCACGATCATCCGAAGGAACAACAGTCATCGCCAACGATTCAAGTATGAAGATGAATACACATATCTCTCCAGATAACGCCTTTCCAATATTCAGTTCAGGACTGGTTGATCAGATTGGATACGGTGTACCAACATGAGTTTGTTCAATGACATTAATCAAAGAACAAACTCAAAAATATGTTTAGTTATCTTCTGCTAATTTTGCAAAATAAGACATATCCTCATCTTCTCCTTCAGAAGATGTTTCTTTATTCGTTGGAGGAGTAAAATCTTCTTCTGCTGTTTTTGGTTTAGAAACAGGAGAACGCCCCTCAGGAAGAGTAGTTTCTACTATAAGAACAGAATCCAATCTCGCTTTCAAATCTTCATAAGACTTAAATTGATCATCACCAGTAAACTCTGTAAGAGCATACTCTGAATTCCAAATCTTTTCAAGTTCAGTTTCATCTTCTACGAGTTGTGTGCTTTTATCAAATTCACTCTTATCGTAATTTCGATAACCTTCAACTTGACGAATCTTTAATTTAAAGTTCGCCCCCTCCCAAAGATCAAAGGGATTAACAGGAGATTCATCTTCAAATTCGGGGTTCATCAAATCATTGATTTTATCAAAAATCTTCTTTCCAAATTTGTACAAAAAGACTTTCCCTTCATTTTGAGGATTCTTTGAATCAGTAACAACATAAATGTTGCTGATATAAGTTAGACGGCGCTTTTGCTTACGAGCAACTTCTTTGTTCGCCTCGATTCCAGAATTCCAGAGTTGAGAATTGTACTCTGAAACAGGATCTTTCTTACCAAGAGTTGTCAGAGAATTTTCAATGTACCAAAGTCCTGTTGGACCTTGAAAACCATGATTGAAAACTCTCGCCCATGGAACATCTTCTCCATCTACTGGAGGAAGAAATCGAATAACTGCAAATCCGTTTCCAGACTTGT